ACATGTGCAAAGTCTGCTTCGGTGCAGATGAAGCCATAGATGAAATTAAAAAGTACTTAATGATTTAGGGTGACGGTATGAATGCAGTAGCAGTTGAGAAGTTTGAACGTTTTGAATGGTTGACTCATGGTTTAACTGCGAGTTCACCAAGTATTGAGCCAGTGGTGCGCGGAACAGGAGAGAAACCATTGAACTATCAAGACCGCTTGGGTGCTATTGCTTCAATGGATACCCAACTCGAAAAAGCAGTTGCGTCAGTAATTATCTTTGGCGAAAAAAGCAAAGGTGACTTTGATTATATATTGAAGCACCTTGCCAGTATTATGATTGTTGGGGCGCATGATGATAAACGCTCTAAACCTAAGAACATTAAGCTGGAGGATCTGGCAAGAAAGGTTGCATGGATGGTAACTATGTTTGCACTCAAACCGGGTATGGAAGATAACTTTACAGCTAAAGGTAGATTGCAATTAGCAGCAGGGATTAAAGAATCAGAGATGACTTTGAAAGCTTATGATGGCACATGGAAACAGTATGAAAAGCTGATGTGTCTTGCTATCGAGTCAGCAATTGACGGAGCTGCAAAGGCAATCGAAAAGTACAAGAAAAATACTTACAAAGAAATGTAAAAAAATTCTAGGAATATTTCTCTGATGGAGATATAGTATTCCTATACTGGTCGTATTACGGATTTCCGAAGACCAACACATCAAAGCTCACTTAATCGTGGGCTTTTTTATTGCCTATTGAAAAGTGAGAAGAAGAATGGCTTGGCTATCAAACCGACATGCACCAACTAAACCAAATCAATTATGTGTATTAGCAATCAAAGTTGACAGCGAGTCAACTGATTACCTACCTGCTGTGTGGGATATGTGTGATAGTGAAGATAAACATTTCACTCTTACAGTAGATCGCCCTGATCTTGGCGATATTATCAAGTTAGATCAGGTTGAAGCTTATATGATTTTTCATCCTCTAACTATTGAAGATAAAAAGCATTTCTAAAAGCTTTCGCTACGTTTCCTTTGCTTTTTGGGGGTTCACATGCTCCGAATAATTAAGCAGGTCTTTTGCATACATGTTTGGGAATATGAGTTGGATTATAACGAAGACCGAATCAAAGAATGCAGGAAGCGTGGAAAGATTAAGTGTTTGCAGCCCTGTCGATTGACGGGGTTTTCTTTTTTTACGCCATTCGTCTAATTGGATAAGACATCATAATTCTAGTGTGATTGATGTGGGTTCGAGTCCTGCATGGCGTGCCAATGGTTCTGTAGCTCAATGGTAGAGCAGCGAGCTTATACCTCGTAACGACAGATAATCGGCTGATGCTGGTTCGAATCCAGCCAGAACCACCAATTAATTTAGAGAAGCAATTTATACTGTTATAGTGGACCGGGGATTCCCAGTCGGTTGCTTCATCTAAGTTAATACAGGTGAGGTGATCATGCTGGAATTTTTATTAATGATTTTGGTTGTAATTGTTGGCATACCTGTGTTTTTCTTCATAGTCTTATTATCTTGCATAGTTACAGGCTCTAGTGTTGATCCCGATGATAATGGGTTGCTTAAAACTAAAAAGCAAAAAGAAGAATGGCGCAAAGAGAAACTAGCTAAACATAATATAGAGTTGTAGCCAATGGATCTAATCGAAGCGAAGAAGAATTTAGAAATATATAAACGTAATCTTAGCCGGTTAGAAAACTATAACCATTTATTCAGCAGCCATACGTTTAAGACTGAATGTCAGCGTGAAGTAAATACTCTCAGAACCAGAATAGAGAACCTAGAAAATGCGTTCGAAAAAGAGGCTAAACGAGATAAGAGCACTACCCTGCGTTAGATGCGGCTATCCTCACTCACAAGCGGCTCATTCTAATTCTAGTAAGCATGGCAAGGGTAAAGGAATAAAGGCCTCAGATGCCTTTACAGTGCCGTTATGCCACAAGTGCCATTTCCTATTCGACACATACCAATTAGGCACGAGACAAGAATCAGAAACCATGTTTGAGCGGTGGTTAAAAAAGACCGAGTTAATGTTAAAAATAGATACAAAATCAGACGATGTTTTCTAATTAAATCATGTGGTTATGGTATAATTTAACTCTATAAATCAATGGTAAATTCTAATGAAAATTAGCCTGGAAATTGATGTGCCAGAGTTTGATTGGATTGATACTCCAACACTATATAGAACGCCAATTGGTGAGTTTAGTGACATACAAGAAGTTAAAGAAATTGGTCGTTTAATTGAATATCTGCAACGCCTTGATGAGATTGAATGGATTATTAACTCTAACCATCAGCATGTTCGACATCCGTTTTGTCGTGAGTTAATACGGGATCGACTGCGCTTCATTCCAGAGAATCAAATTTACTGGTTTGGTGAAAAATTAAGTTATTTCCTTCAGGATTTTGAAAAGAGAACCGGTCGCAAGTTCGAAGAATATGAATACAAATATCAAGTCCTTTCAAATGGCAAGAAGATTCAATTTAAAACATTCTCAATGATGTTTGATACTGAAGAAGCGGCTTTGCGTCATATAGCAAAGGTCTATACATCAAGAAGTGATTTTAAGTTTGAGAAAGTTTAAGCCACCCTCGGGTGGTTTTTTATTGCGAGGTCAAAATGGAACCACGATTCGTCATCAAAAACCATTCTGACATCAACTATGTAATTGGGTATCTCAATACTAATCATGCAAAGGCAGCGAACGAAGGGAAGCCCTTGGTTGTTACTATTACTTGTAAGCAAGAAAGCCTTTCAGCAGCACAGCGAAGATTATATTGGCTATGGATGACGGAATGCGGAAATCATAGAGGGCTGGATAAAGAAGAAGCCTCATCATTCTTTAAATACAAATATCTGTCGGTAATTTATAACCGTGATAATGTTGGTGAGTATCCTGAAACCTTCAGGACTATGAAGGAACTCAAAAAGACTGGTGCAAGCCAATATGAAGCTTTGCGACAGTTTGTTGCTAATAGGATCAGCATCACAGAAGCAACAACAAAACAGATGAAAGAGTTCTTAAATGATATTGAGGTGTGGTGCTTGAAAGACGGTGTGAAGCTGACTTGTCCAGATGACCTTAAGTACGTAATTGAGTAGAGGCGAATATGGCCTGTAAAGGATGTGAGGAACGTCGTGAGTGGATCAAACAACAATTCCAATTGTTCAAAGAAAGATTGCAGTTGCGGAAACAAAGAGATACTACAGTTGCTCACTCAGATAGTGGAGCAGAACACAACACTGATTCAGCAGATAGCGAACAAGGATCAGGTGATACTGGCAGCACTGGAACAGAACAATGAGTTGCTAATGCAGCTTAGCGAGCAAGAGACTCAGGTTCTGTATAGCAATAAGACGTTGGATTGAGGTGAAACATGTCTAAGCAATTAAGTGTTGTGAATATTGAATATGCAGGTGGGAAGTCTGCTAAAGGAACAAAAGTAAAGTTAAGTGATGGTAGTTATCTAGCTGGCGTTAGCTTTGTAGAGACTACAGTTGGCGTTGACCAAGTAGCAGAAGTTCTTATCCGGTTGACTCCAGACTTTGAGAATCCAAATGAAACTACAAACACTCAAACCGAGATTGCAAGTACAGAGAACTCCAAGGCAGAATAGTTGGGGTTCAGGTCGTGGAGGTCGTCCTTGGCGTAGGCTCAAAGCAAAGATACACCTGAGAGATAAGTACACATGCCAATGTTGTGGCGTAGTCACAATGGAGCTTGAGTTAGATCACATCGTTAATATCGCTCAAGGTGGTAATGATGATGAATCAAACCTACAGAGTTTGTGTGTAGAATGTCATAAGAAGAAAACGCAATTGGAGAGCAGACTATGACTACTAATGAGATTGCTAAAGGTGATGTGGTTGCATTACAGGGTGCTTGGGTTGACCTTATGACTGTCGAAAAGGTGGAGAGTGGAAAGGTTTACTTTTCATCAGGAGATTGTGCTGATTTGAACAAGGTTAGACATGCAGAACCTGAAGAGGTTGAAGCAGAGTGTAAGCTTTTCTAAAGCACAAGAGAAAAGACATTGAAGGAGAGTAGATTATGAAGTGTTGGCAAGAAGTTGAAACAGGCGAGGTTATGCAGTCCTTTGCGAGATTTAGTGATTCGTGGGATGAACAGAAAACTGTAATTGATGGTAGTGCAGAATCTTCTAAAAACATTGAAGCCTTCAACATGACCGCAGATGGCATACCTTTCTCATTTAGACGTGTAGGTAACAAGCACTCTATTATCTTTGGTGGTAATTCAGAGGTAATTAAAAAGAGTACCTTTGATTTCTTTAAAGAACTTTGTATTAAATTTTTTGAAGAAACAAAACCAAAACTTTCCTAGCACGGGGGGGAGGTGAAAAGTTTTTTTAGAAAATTCTACGGACACCGCCCGCCCTCTCACTTATAAAAAAATTTCCCCTTTCATTAAAAGTTAAAGCAAAAGTTAAAGGTGATCCAATGGCATTAACCGAGAAAATGAAAAAGTTTGCTCGCGCCATTGTTGATGGTGCCACAAACAAAGAAGCTGCTATTTCAGCAGGTTACGAAGAAAAGACAGCTTCACAGCAAGGTTCAAAATTAAGAAATAATTCTGAAATTATTATCTACATCGAAAAGTTAAAGGCTGAAAAAGAAGGCCGAACTTTAACTCCTGAGAAACCAAAAGTTAAAACTGAAAATAGTGGTGAATATGACAATCCTTTGAATGACGACGACTATGCAAAGGATGACCCACTTCAATTTCTAATCGATGTCATGAACAAAAGTGACGACATGTTCTTGCGCTTCAATGCAGCGAAAGCCGCCCTTCCATACGTTCACGGTAAAGTAGCTGAAAAGGGTAAGAAGGAAACCAAAGCAGAAACTGCAAGAGAAGGTAGTAAATCAGGAAAGTTTGCAACTTTAGATAATCAATTGATGAGCTAAATTATGTCTTCAATGTCACTCATCTGGACTACAGCTTGCCCAGACTGGGCGACCCGTATTGTTTCTAAACAATCGTTAATGCCGTGTAAGCCATTATTCCCCAAAGTGGCTGACGTAGCGGAGCGTATCTTTAAAGAGTTAATTCTTGTTGATGTGATGGGTAGCCCTAAGATGGGCGATGTCACATTGGAATGGGTGATCGAGTTTGTTCGTGCAATCTTTGGCGCATATGATCCAAGCACAAAGCGCAGATTAATTCGTGAATTCTTTCTTTTGATTTCGAAGAAGAATACTAAATCTACGATTGCCGCCGGCATTATGCTTACTGCATTAATTCTTAATGATCGACAATCTGCCGAACTAATTATTCTTGCGCCTACTAAAGAAGTTGCTGATAACTCATTTAATCCAATCCGGGATTTCATACGCGCAGATGAAGAATTAAGTGAAAGATTTAATGTATCTGAGCACACAAAAACAGTTACGCATCTAGGTACCGGAGCAACACTTAAAGTTATTGCAGCAGAATCCAATGCAGCAGCAGGTAAGAAAGCTTCAATCATTTTGATAGATGAGGTCTGGCTATTCGGGAAACGTGCCAACGCTGAATCAATGTTCCGTGAAGCAAAGGGTGGTTTAGCATCACGTCCAGAAGGCTGTGTAATTTATCTGTCTACCATGTCGGATGAAGTGCCATGTGGTGTATTTAAACAGCTTTTAGATTATGCCCGTGATGTGCGTGATGGGATCAAAGAAGATAAGGCCTTTCTTCCTCTTATCTATGAGTTCCCAAAGTATTTAGTTGAAGCAGGTGAGCACTTAAAGCCTGAGAACTTCTATATCACAAACCCAAACTTGGGTGCTTCGGTTGATCTTGAATATCTAATTTCAGAGTTTAAAAAGGTTAAAGATGCTGGTGAGGAATCACTTAGAGATTTCTTAGCTAAACACTTAAATATCGAAATTGGCATGAACCTTCGTGCTAATCGTTGGGCGGGTGCAGAGTATTGGAATAAGCAAAAGCACGTTTTTGGGTTGGACCACATCATTGAGCAATCAGAACTTATAACTATTGGTATCGATGGTGGTGGTTTAGATGACTTGCTCGGATTAGCGGTTTTAGGTCGATTAAAGAAGGACCCACGCATTTGGTGGCTTTGGAACCATGCATGGGCAAATAAGATTGCTTTAGAACGTCGCAAAGAAAACGTTCCCAAATATGAAGACTTCAAGTCTGAGGGTTCTCTTACCGTTGTTGATCGTGTAGGCGAGGACATCGACCAACTAGCTGCAATTGCCAAGAAAGTCTATGACAGTGGCAAGCTCAATAAGATCGGACTAGATCCATTGGGCTTAGGTGGCCTTTTAGATGGCTTGCTTGAGGCAGGCATTCCAGAGGAAAGCATGTTTGCTGTGCCACAGGGATACAAGCTCATGTCTTACATCCTCACCACTGAGCGCAAGCTAGCAGAAGGAAATCTCTTCCATGCTGGACAACAGCTAATGACTTGGGCCGCAGGTAATGCCCGTGTCGTGATGGTTGGTAATGGTATGCGAATCACTAAACAGGAATCTGGTGTAGGGAAGATTGACCCATTGATTGCCACGTTTAACGCAGTTGCGCTCATGTCCATGAATCCAGAACCAACAAATAAAGAATATAACGTCTTTTTCGTCTAATTAAATTTTTAACTCAAAGCTCGCTAAATGCGGGCTTTTTCTTTTTTTAAGGAGAGCTTAATGCCTGCTCTACAGAAATCATTTGGCTCTTTTGAAATCAAGAGCACGAACGAGGAAAAGCGAACTTTTAAAGGGATTGCAAGTACACCAAATGCAGACCGCGCAAAAGACATCATGGTCCCAAGTGGGGCTAAGTTCGAGCTTCCTATGCCGCTTCTTTTTCATCATGAGCACAGCGCTCCGATCGGTCAGGTCATTGATGCAAAGGTTACTGATAAGGGAATCGAAGTAGAGATTCATATCCCAGAAATTAAAGAAGAAGGGAACTTAAAAGCCCGTGTCGATGAAGCCTATCAAAGTCTCAAGTATGGACTAGTTAAAGGGCTTTCAGTTGGGTTTTTAGCCGATTGGGAACAGGCCGAATTTATCAAAGGTGGTGGCATCCAGTTTAACGAGTGGGAGTGGTACGAGCTCTCACTAGTGACCATCCCATGCAATCGCGACAGTTCAACAGATTATTCAAAAGCTTTCGAGGAATACAAAGCCGCGTTGGGCAATACACCTCAGAAACCCGCAGCAGATGGCGATTCATCTGAGCAAAAACACGTAATTGTAAAACTTAATAGCCCAACAAAGGGTGGAGTAAAACTATGAATGAATATTTAAAAAAATTGCTAAAGGCATTAGCTGAAAAGAACCAAGCAATGCAGACGGCATTATCTAAATCGGCCGCAGCTGGTACTACACCAGATGAAGAAACCGAAAAAGAAATCCAAGCTCTCGAAAAAGAAATTGCAGCAATTGAAGTCAACATCGAGCGCACTAAAAAGCAAATCGCTGCTACTGAAGCTGCCGCTGAAAATGCGACTCCTGTTGCTGGTGATAATCCAGAAGAATCTAAAAAATCTGCGAAAGGTGATCCAGATCCAAAAGGCGACAATAAGATTATTGTTAAGTCGAACCTTCCTAAAGGTGTTGGATTTGCACAATATGCCCAAGCAAAACTGATTTCTCAGTTAAATGCTAAAGAAGGCCGATTCGAGTCGCCATTGGAAGTTGCTAAGAAAATGGGCTTTGGTGCAGAAGTTCAAGACTTAATTACTAAGGCGACTCTTGGTACTACGACTGATTCAGGTTTTGCAGCGACATTGGTACATGAGAACCATTTGGTTGGTGAGTTTGTTGAATTGCTTCGCCAAGCAACTGTCTTCGATAAGCTTCAAGGCTTCCGTGCAGTTCCTTTCCGTTCAAAAATTCCTTCTCAAGTAACAGGTGGTACGGCTTCATGGGTTGGTGAGGGTGCTGCTAAGCCACTTACAAACCCAACTTTTAGTGAAGTAGAAATCGGAGAGCACAAGCTAGCTGCTATTACGGTTTATACCCAAGAGTTGATGCGTCGCTCAGATCCTTCTGTAAGCGTGCTGGTACGTGATGACTTAATCGCTGCAAGTGCAACATTGGTCGATAACACCTTCCTTGATGCTGTAGCAGCTTCTTCAACTCGTCCGGCTGGTGTACTTAATGGTGTAACCATGACGCCAAACACTGGTGAGACGGCAGCTGCATATGAAAAAGATTTACTTGCATTGATTAACACTTTCGTTACTAACAACTTAAGTTTGGATGGTGCGTACTTCTTGATGTCAGAAACACGTGCAGCACAAATCGCTTTGTTACGTGATGCCTTGGGTAATTCTTACTTCAACGGCATGGCATTACGCGGTTCTCGTACCTTGCTTGGTATTCCTGTAATCACTTCACAAGCACTTGGCAACAAAATCATCCTTGTGAAAACAAGCGAGATCTTACTTGCACAAGATGGTGGTGTGGATGTTTCTTACAGCGACCAGGCGACATTAGTTGATGGTGGAACGACTCACCACTTATGGCAAGAGAACAAATTTGCTGTACGTGTAGAGAAGTTCATCACTTGGGCTAAGCGTCGCCCAGTAGCCGCAGCTTATCTAGACTACACAGCTACTTCAACTCCATAAGTTGGCGTATTGATCTTAAAACAGCTCCTTCATTGGGGCTGTTTTCATATCTGAGCAATGAGATTTCATTGTTGAGCTATGGGAGCAGCTATGAAAATTGAATATTTACAGGTTATGCATGACGCCAATGTTGGTGATATCAAAGAAGTAACCGATTTTGAAGCAAATATCTTGATTAAAACAGGTGTTGCTAAGCCTTATGAGGAACCAAAAAAGGCAACAAGCAAACCTAAAAAAGAAGTAAAAACTAGCGAATAAAGGCGGTAAAAATGGGCATTTTTGACTGGTTAAGAGGTAAAAAGAGCTTTCAAAGTGTCCATAGTGCTGGGCAGACTTGGAATAGCCTATTTGTGCAAGAACCATACTCGGGTGCTTGGCAGAAAAATGACGAATTAACACGCGATGATCTTGTTGCGTCTTATGCAGTTTTCGCTTGTGTAAGCCTCATCTCTAAGGATATTGGTAAATTACCGATTCTCTTGAAACGCAAAGAAAAAGGGGTGTTAGTCAATGTCGACATCCCTGACAAGCTGCGCGTTTTAAAGAAGCCAAACAATTATCAGACTTGGCAGCAGTTCCAAGAACAATGGACTTCTAGTTTATTGCTACGTGGTAACACGTATGTGTGGAAAATCCGTGATGTTTTTGGCGAAGTCTACCGAATGGTAGTGCTAAACCCTGATCTCGTTTGCCCTCTTGTTGATGACTACGGCAATGTGTTTTATCAGTTCAATACTGACCGGCTGACACAAACCGAATCAGTGATTGTTCCTGCCTCTGAAATCATCCATGACCGCATTAACGCCTTCTATCATCCACTTGTTGGTCTATCGCCAATCATGGCATGTGGAGTAGCGGCAGGCATGGGTGTGAAGATCATCAAGAACGCTGCAAACTTCTTCGGAAACGGAAGCAGACCGGGTGGAATCTTGGTTGCTCCAGGATCTATCACGAAAGAAAAGGCCGAAGAGATTCAAGCACGTTGGAACACGAATTATTCTGGTGCGAATTTTGGTAAGACTGCCGTCATTGGTGATGGCATGACTTATACCGCTCTGGGTATGAGTGCTGCTGACTCTCAAATGATTGAATTATTGGAAATGTCAGGACGCGTGGTTTGTAGTGTCTTCAATGTGCCACCTTTCAAGATTGGCATTGGCACTGTTCCAGACGATTCAGAGAAGGCAAACGGGATTTATTACTCTGACTGTCTTCAAGCTCTCATCGAAGCACGGGAAAACTTATTGGATGAAGGTTTAGACCTGACATCATTCAAAGTTGAGTGTTTCCTTGATATCGACACGCTGATTCGCATGGATTCTGAACGTTTCCATACTATGGTTCGTGATGACGTGAAAGGTTCATTGCTTACACCTAATGAGGGACGAGCAAAAATCGGTAAATTGCCTCTGAATGGTGGTGATACAGTTTACATGCAGCAGCAAAATTACTCACTTGAAGCGCTTGCTAAGCGTGATGCTAAAGATGACCCATTTAATCCTTCATCTAGCGCTTCACAGTCTGCGGAAACACCGAAACCCGATGCAGAACAGTCAGAAGGTGAAAACGCGCTTAAATCGCTTTATACGGGCGTTTTTAAAGATGATGTGGCTTATAAAAAAGGGCAGTTCGTCACTAAAAATGGCTCGTTATGGCATGTTGAGAATGACCATTTAGGCGAATTTGATCATAAAAACTTTAAGTTGTGCGCGAAGGAGTGGACAGAATGAGCATAGTTACACTTGCAGAAGTCAAAGAACACCTTCGCTATGACGATGATTCAAATGACACGAACTTAGAAATCTATAGAAAAGCGGCTGAATCGGCCGTTTTACGCTATACAGATGAAATTCACCATGTTGAGCCATATCCAGAAGAGTTCCGGTTAGCTGTGCTCGTATTTGTTGGATATTACGACAAACACCGTAACGCCGAAGCAGATGCGCCAGTGAATGGTAATTTTATGCCTCAACCTGTGCAATCTCTTCTATTTACTTATCGTACTCCTACGGCAGTGTGAGGTATTTATGGGACAAAACGCAGGTGAATTGCGCCATCGGGTAACCATCCAAGCATACACAGAACCGGGCCGTGATGATGACGGTTTTCCAATAGAAGGCGGTTGGTCTGAATATAAAAAGCTTTGGGCTAAGGTCACGCCACTTTCTGCTAAAGATTTAATTGCAGCACAAGCCGACCAATCCGAAGTAGTTGCACGAATGAAAATCCGCTATCGAGAAGACATTACGACGAAGATGCAAGTCATTTGGAAAGGGCGAATTTTCTCAATCAAAAGTCAAGCCTTAGATGATAATGAAGACTCATACACTTACTGTACTTTCTTGCTAGGACAAGGTTTAGAGAAACCTAAGTAGAGGTGTTCATGGCCGACGTAGACGTAAAAATCGAAGGGCTAGATGAAGTCTTGCGTAAGATGGGTGTCTTAAAAGATAAACGAAAAATTCGCAATGCAGCTATGAGAGCAGCCCGCAAAGGCATGAACGTTGTCCGTGATGCAGCAAGACAAAATGCAAAAGCCATTGATGACCCTGAAACAGTCGAAAAGATTTGGCGCAACATTTCGGTATCAGCAGGTAAAACTAAATCACTTGATTTAGTACAAATGCGGGTAGGTGTTCGTGGTGGGGCATCTTACTCAAATCCAACACCACCAAATACAAGCGGTGGCGACACCAGATACTGGCGCTTTCTTGAATACGGAACATCAGAAATGCCTGCAACTCCATTCATGCGCCCTGCATTGGCAAACAATGTTCAAAAGGTCACTGATACTTTCAGTCAGTCTTTTAGTGCTGAACTAGACAAGGAAATAGCAAAACTATGAGCTTTCTTCCAATTTATCGAACTCTCAATGCAGATGCTGCGGTTAAGGCTATTTTGGGCACTGATTTGCGTGTTTATGAGGATTTAGCGCCTTTAGATACGCCTACTCCTTATGCAGTTTGGCAAGAGGTAGGTGGAAGTGCTGAAAATAGCCTTGATTGCCCCGCTAAGACTGATCATGTCATGTATCAGGTGATTGTGTACGACACTAACCAAAAGCGTGCCTATGAGGCGCGTGAAGCAATTAGAAAGGCTTTGGAAACACAAAGCTATATCTTAAATCCGCGAATAAGCAACTACGAAACAGACACAAAGCTTTTTGCTCGTGGATTTGACGCAAATTGGTTTTTAGACCGCTAAATCACAAAAAACCTGATCTACTTTTAACCGAACCTGTCCTTAGCGGCAGGTTTTTTTATGCCTGCTCTCAGGCAACCACTGGCTAGGCTGATCCCCGAAAAGCACGTTTCCATGTTCAACGTGCCTGCCAGTTTCTTTTTTTGAGCATGATCAGGAGAATGCTATGAATATGGTAGCGCAACCGCAGACTGTATTTTTTCACAATACTCAATTATCAATTGTCGAATACAACAACCAGCCTTATGTGCCAATGAAATTGGTTGTCGAAGGTATGGGTTTGGATTGGAAAAGCCAATACCGAAAGATTGCTAAGAAGTTTAAAACCTGCATGGTCAAAATGACCATTCAGCTATTTGGTGATAGTCAAAGCCGCGAAGTGGTTATGTTGCCACTCAGAAAGCTACCAGCTTGGCTTTATTCAGTAGAGCCCAACAAAGTAAAACCAGAACTTCGAGATACCGTCATCAAATACCAAGAAGAATGTGATGATGTGCTCTGGAACCACTGGACGGGTAAATTGAATGCTAGGCACAAAGCTTTTGATGAGCTAAATGCAATTGATATGGATGAAAAAATCTCAAAGGCAAAAGCCACGCTACACAGCCATGGATTACATCTACGCAAAGCCGAAAAGAAAACCAATAAGCAGAAGCGTCAAGACTGGATTAATAAGAATACCCTATTGCTTAATTTTGGTGAGGAGGGTCTAGCATGAATCCAATTACAGATAATGCATACCTTATTTTTGCGTGCAAGCGGGTGAGCGATGGCGACCTAGAGGCGGATTTCATTATTGACGGCATTGTTTATGTTGTTGTGGCAGCATCAAAGGCTAACATACTTAACCTTGCTGAAAAGCAGGAAGAAATAGAGGTTAAATTCCCAAAACATAAAATCATCGTGACACAGCGACCATTGTTCAACTTAATTGAAACACTGGATCAGCTTGAGCAATTGGAAGCTGCAATGATTGCAGATGGCGATCTGATTGATAACAAGCCTACTGGTCGAATCGTTGATGCATTTGATTGGAATAAAAAGCATGACGGAGCAAGACAGCGCGGTCACTGCTAAAGAGAAATTTAAATATCCAACGCCCTCAATACGAGGGCTTTTTAATGCCCGAAAATTAAGGAGAAAGCCATGTCGAGTGGTGCAAAGATCCGTCTTTACTATGCTGAAGAGCAAACCCCCGAAGTATTACCAACTACACCCGTATGGAAAACCGTTCGTCGAGTGACTGATAGTTTAACTGAAAACGTTACTACTGAAACATCAAGCAGTGTAGCAGATACACGTTTCCGTCAAGGTGGTTTTGCTACTGAAGCTGAAATTACTGGCAGTTTAGAGGTTGAATTATCCGTTGGGCTATTCGATAGCTTCTGGTCAGCAGTAGCAATGAACAATTGGGCCAGTGATGTCCTAAATTTTGGTGGCAATGTTCGCAAAACTTTCACTTTCGTTAAGGTTTATGAAGATGTAAACCAAGTCTTTATTTATCGTGGTGTGCGAGTAAATGAAGCAAAAATGACAATTGCCACTACAGGTAAAATTACAGCAACATTTGGTTTGATGGGTACTCTATTTGAGCGAACTACAACAAGCCCTGTGACTTCACCACTTCCAGTTCCAGAAGTTGTCCTTGTTTCTGCTCTTAACGTCGGTGATCTTAAAGTTAATGGAGAAACTGTGGTTGGCACTGCTTGTATGCAGTCTCTTGAATTGACCATTAACAACAATATGGAAGCAATCCGTTGTATTGGCTCTAAAAAGCTCACTGCAACGACTTATCTCGAGAAGATTGTTGATATCACCGTCAACACTCAATACATGTTCTCAGCGCAATCAGCAGGGTATATCGACTTCATTAAAACCCGTGACACCATGCCTTTAGAGTTCTCAATTGAAGATAGCAAGGGTAATGGTTATGCCTTTGAGTTCCCTAAACTTGAAGTTGCTGAAGCTAATCACCCAGATGGCGGTGGTGAGGACACAATCACTATCGATATCAATTACAACCATATTCGTGTGTCACCGGTTATTACTCGTGTGATTGCGCCAGTTACACCTTAATACTGATTTGGCAGCTTTATTGCTGCCTTCTTATTTGGAGATATAACATGGCTCTTGAAGTCAATATTCAAAGAAATAAAGACGTTAGTTTGTGGCGCGAATATAAAGATGAAGAAGGTAATGTACTTGCTGAGTTCAAGATCCGAGGCATTGGATATAAGCCTTATCAAGTAGCTTTAGAGCGTGCGAATAACCAAATCACAGCTAAAGGATTTGATGTTGCTAAAGCTTCACCCGATGACAAACTCTTTCATGAATTACTATTGGAAGCAGTTGCATGCCATTTAATTGAAGACTGGAAAGGAGTGGTTTTTGTTGAGGAAGACCCTGAAGGTGAGTTGGTAAAAACAGAGCCTACATTCAATGGTGAGAATGCATTTAAATTACTTAATATGGGTGATTTAGGCGTTTCAATTTGGTCATTTATCCGTACTGAATCTGAAAAGATCCAATCTGAAGCAAATCAGTATCGAGATGATGTTGTGGGAAAGTCACAACCCTCTACACCTACGCCAACAAGTACGCGGGGCTCACGGACCACGAAAAAAAGCAAAGAGAAGCCCTCGGTGTAAAGCTTCCTGATGCGCCTGACTATTCTTATGTAGCCAATGTCATCCTGACTGCATATAACACAATTGCACGATCTAGACGCTATGAACAAGGTGTTCCTCTGGCGCTAGATATTTCCGCAATTAATGCTTATGTTGAGCAATACGACTTACCAGTTGAGCGTTACATCTTTAATGACTGTATCTTTACACTCGACGATATGTTCTTGGATGAGGCGCATAAGAAGGCGACGCAACGAGCGACGAAGACTTAAGTGCTGACGTTCGGTACATAACTTAGACTTTGCGACGTGATTTAGCGCGATTGATGTAACATAATACGCCTATGCCCTTGACATTCCAGTAAAGATTCCTTATTGACAGGATTGTCAATATATAATATTTTACTTTACATAGTCCCCTTGGTTGTACGCCATCTATTATCCAGATTGTGCCTAACCCAAGGGGTTTTGCACATCTGAATAAAACATTCAGGATGGCTGGTTGCTCATCCGTTTGTTTTGGAGATATTAAATGTCAATTAAAGCATTAGACGTGGCTAATTACATACTTTGGCTTGAAAATCGCTTTGAAGGCAGTGAAGGTATCACTCCATTAAAACTACAAAAATTAGTTTATTATTGTCAGGGCTTTCATTTGGCAATGTTTGATGAAGAATTATTCCCAGAGAGCATAGAGGCATGGTTGCATGGCCCAGTAGTTCCATCTGTTTATCATCACTTCAAGGCCGCAGGTAATGATATTGTTACTCCGCCAAAAGATTTTAATATAGAAATTCTAAGTGAAGCACAGCGCGAACTTCTAGATGAGGTAATTGAATCTTATGGTCAATTCTCTGCATGGAGATTGCGCAATATGACCCACGAAGAGGCTCCATGGAAGAATGCCTATGAGCCAGGTTGCAACAATGAAATTTCTATTAAAGATATGAAGGCTTACTTTGAAACTCAATTAGAATCTTAAGATTAAGGTTTTATATGAAAATAAAGAAGCCTACTGCACATAAAACAAAAAATATTGCCCAACAAGCTGCTGACAGCCTTCCAAAAAAAGAGGGCTGTATTATTTTCTCTTTGCAGTATATTCAGAAAAACCACTGTTATTCAAACTGTCAGCCTGCAGAAAAGCAGGCTTTAGCTGATGCTATCTTTAAAAGACGAGAAATGACATGGAAAACGATTGCAAAAGAAGCAAGACATGGTTTGGGTTATGAGAAAATAGAAAGAAAAAGTTTAAATGTAGCTGTGCCAAATGTTGTACCAGAAGATGCCTCAATACTTTCATTTAGGTTTTACGGACTAGCTCCAATGGTTGGTTATCGCGAAAATGATATTTTCCATATTTTATGGTTGGATCGTGAATACAAGGTGTATCCACATTAGGTATATACTAATGTTTTAAAAACCACCCTAGGTGGTTTTTTATTGCGCCAAAAAGCACCGTGAGGTGCTTTATTTACAATAGCTTATCAGAATCTACTATTTGAGGATCCTTAATTCTTTCGGAGTTCATCCGAACCAATCTGTTCATTTCTTTTTTAAGAATTTTATTAACTTGTAGCCTGTGCTCGAGGTACTGTTTTGTTTGCTCATCCATTGTGGAAGACTTTGAAAGTGCCTCTTCTAACTGAGCAATTGCTTCATCATAGTTGCTCTCCAAACCAGCACAGTAAGCTGCAAGGAAGAAATTCATATTCTTTTGGAAAAAATCAGGGTCAACACTTTTGTTTGTAAAAGAATCTTCAAGGCGCTGGGTAATTTCAGCATTAATTGAGCGGTTATTTTCCTTTGCTGCATCTGTGATCTTCCCGCGAAGCTCTTCAGACCAGCGCAACTTGTATTGAGGATCTTTTTGATTTTCGCTCATAAAAATAAACCATATACCGCAAATTTAGAATACTCGAATAATAGAGTACCTCTATGATGTTGACAATGGCATAAAAGAGGTACATAATTCAAACGTACCTAAATGATGTGTTAGAGGTTTTTATGAGAGTGCAAAAAGGACACCAATATAAATTACGTTTTTTGGATGATGCATATTTAGATGCGTTGAAGCAAAAAGGCAAAGAGGAGGATAGATCACTAAATTATTTAATAAACCAAGCTATAAAAGAATTTATAGCTAAGCAACAACAGGGTGCGAAAGCATGAAATTAACAGATAACAAAAAAGCCCAGACTTTGGCGAGCGGGCTTTATTGAAGTCATAACAGTGAGATATGAACTATGTTAAATATACCATTCGAATTTGATAAAGACAAGGTTCTAGATATTACCGATCTACTGCCAACCATTCCTATTGAGATTCTTGAGAAGGTAACAGATCAAAACGGTTCTGTTTCAGCAGATGAAGAAAATTTTCTAAAATCTGTAGGACGCGCTGCGGAAAATGCAAACCTTCCAGTTTTAAAGGGATTAAGTGCTATTGGTGTATTGCTTGCCAACGCAAATGAAGAAATACCGTTAGGAACATTCAATGATGTTGGCTGGTTAATACAATCGCTTAGCGAACAAGTTATAGCTATAAGCCATATGCAAGGGTTCGCTGACTCACTTCTTGATGCAAGTAATAAGAACAAAATCTCTAAGGGCAATGGAGGGCTAATGTCATGAATATGCTTATTAACCAAGAAACTTTAATTCCAGTTGTTGATAGAGATATTGGCGGAGAGGTTCAGCCTTCTGTTGATGCACGTGAATTGCATAAGTGGCTTAAATCTGGGGAAATGTTTGCCACATGGATAAAAAAACGGATTAAGACCTATAAATTTATTGAAAATGAAGACTATATTAGTTTTTTGGTAAACCCCAAAAAACCTAATGGTGGGCGTTCTTCAAGAGAATACATATTAACTATTGATATGGCTAAAGAGCTGTCAATGGTTGAAAACAATGAACAAGGTCGGGTTGCAAGACGTTATTTTATTAACTGTGAAAAAGCATTGCGACAAACAGCATTTGGATTAATGAACCAATTCAACAGAGCTGTATTAGAGTTTGAGAAGTTTACTGAAATTGCTTCAAATGCTGGAAGAACATTATGTTTGGTTGGTAAGCAGTACAAACCTCAAGCATTAAGTAAGGTTGAGGAGCTGAAGCAAAAGATTACGCCTTTGCTCCCATTCGAAGAAGACGAGATGCAAGCTTAAAAGAATTAAGAACCCGCCAAGTGCGGGTTTTTCTTTATGTGACATTTAATGATCAGTTTGTTAAATTACCCCTAAACATAGGGGTATTTCATGAAAAATTTTATTTTATTTATTTCAGTTGTATTTATTACAACCTCAGTATTTTCTGCACCTAATAAAAAATCAGCTAAAGAACAGCATGAAGAAAATTGTGTAAATTTAGCTAAGCTAGCCCAAACTTTTATGACATCTAAACAAAATGGTGTTCCTATTCTTTCTAGTCTGGAAACAGTAAACACAATAATTAAAGATGAGCAAAGAGCAGAAATAATCAGATTGATTGTTAAAGATGCTTATTCGCAACCAAATTACTCAACCCCGTCTGTGAAAGAAGAACAACTTAACGAATTTACTGCCAAGTATTATATTGGCTGTTCAGAAATGTATAAATAAAATAAATTATTGATTAAAGTTTGCTTAATATTGATTTTAACAAGGCTGTGAATATGAAAAAAATTATTTTAATGAGTTTGGTTATTACTCTTACGGGTTGCGCTGCAACTTCTGACATGACAAATAATCAGTACATGGCAACAACACCTACATCAACAGAGTTAAATGGATTCTGGACTGGTGTAAATGGTCCGTACACAGTTACATATGCATTTAAAAAGGATGGCACTGGATTGATGTGTTCAAGCTGGGGTGGCAATGACTCACTTGAGAAGCTAAAAATTAATGGCTCAGAAGTTATTCTACAATCTGGCTTGAAACAAACAATAAAATTGCAAACTAGTACAAAGCTTGAGTTAAGAGCTAATTACTATGGTGGAGCAACGTATACTTATATTCCCGATCCATCCTTAAGTAATGCATCTCCATACTGTGAAAAAAACCTAAGATAACACCTAATTAATTAAAGCCCGCGAAAGCGGGTTTTTTATTGCCTAGAGGAAAGTAAAGATGGCACAAGAATCCCGTTTGGTTATTGTTATTGATTCGCAAAATGCTGAACGTAATGCACGAAATCTAGGCAATGAGTTGGATAGCATTGAGCGCAAGGGAGACTTTGCTACTAAGTCGATGGATGGTTTGTCTGTTGCTACACGTCAACTTGCTGGCTACATGGCTGGTTTAGTTACTGTAAGTGCTGCTATTTCAAAGATGGACACTTACACAGGACTTCAAAACCGCCTCAAGTTAGTAACGAGCAGCCAAGTTGAGCTAAACAAGGCAACTGAAGATACATTCCGAATTGCTCAAAAAACCTATTCAGCATGGGATTCTGTTTTACAGGTCTACCAACGTTTTAGTGATAATGCCAAAACACTAAACCTTACTATGGATGATACTGCTCGCTTAACTGAGACAGTTTCAAAAGCCGTAGCAATTAGTGGTGCAAGTGCACAAGCCGCAGATGCAGCTTTAGTTCAATTCGGGCAGGCATTAGCAAGTGGAACATTGCGTGGTGAAGAACTTAACTCTGTAATGGAGCAAACCCCAGCATTAGCAAAAGCAATTGCTCAAGGTATGGGTATAACTGTTGGAGAGTTACGCACAGTAGCAGCGGAAGGGAAAATTACTTCCCAAGAAATCGTTAAGGCCCTAAAGAATGTTCAAGCAGATGTAGATGCCTTATTTGCTAAAACTGACATTACAATTGGTCAATCATTAACTCTACTTAATAATGAAATTACTAAATTTGTAGGAGAGTCTGGGAAAGGTTCTGGGGCTGCACAAGCATTGTCCGGTTCTATCCAAACTCTCGCAGGGAACCTAGATACATTAACTACAGCAATGATGCTTGGTGGTGCTTATTGGCTTGGTACCTACATTCCTGCAATTTATGCCTCTGGTGTTGCTGTCGCAGCAAAAACTAAGGAATTGGCTTCGCAAACTGTTGCTCAATACACTGCAATACAAGCTGAAAGAGCTGCTGCAGCTCAACAAGTTATAAGCACTCAGGCACTTGTTGCTAATACTCAAGTAACGTTGGCTGCTATAGCTGCTGAGAAAGCTCTAGAAGTACAGCGCCTTAAATCTCAAATTACTGAAAAAGGCAGAACAGCGACATTAACTCGTATGGCTGAGTTAAAGAAAATTGAGGCTCAAGTTACAAGAGAATTGGCTGTAGCTGAGGAGGCTCTGGCAGTAGCTCAATCGAGATCAGCTGCTGCGGGCGCTGCTACTGTAGGAATTGGTTCACGCCTTTTAGGTTTACTTGGTGGTCCAGTTGGTATTGGTATTACAGTTGCAAGTCTGGCTGCTGGATATCTTTTGATGCGTGACAACACAGCGGAAGCTAATAAAAAACTTGAAGAACAGGCTCGAGTTGCGGAAAAGACAGACGAAGCATTAAAGAAATTAGCTGGCAATGATAAAACAAAGGCAGTTGATGATCTAACGGCAGCATTCAATGCCCAAAATGAAGCATTAGAGAAATCGTCACGTTCTGTTGCATCTGCATTAATTGATATCGAAAACTATGCTCGTGGCAATTGGGAAGTTGAAAAAATTTCTCAAGAGGCTCGTAAAGGAACTATCAGCTATACAGAAGCCATTGAGCGCTTAAATAAAATTAAGTTACCTACAGATCTATATGAAAACCTTAAAAAGCAAGCCGCGCAGTATGATGAGAACTCGTCAAAAGCGAATTTATCTGCGGAGAAACTGAAATTATTTACTGTTAATGTACAGCTTGCTGGCAACCAAGCACAAAATGCTGCTGTTCAAGTAAAGGGAAATACTGATGAGTTAAATAGCAATGCGAATGCAGCAGATAAAGCTGCAAAAGCACAGAAAGGGTATTTTGATAGTCTCCGTACTGAAGTTCTTAACTCTAATGAAGAGTTGGCCTTATTAAATCTTGGCTACAGTGAAGAAACTGTTAAGAAGATCATTGAGCTGCAAAAAGCTAAACAGGCTGTTGCTCCTCCTGGCACTACTGCAATTGTCACTAAAGAGGAGATGGATTTAGTTGCACAAGCTCAAAAGGCCCTTGATGTACTTAAAGACAAAAAGGATGAGCTAACTGCTGCTGAGCGAAAACATACGAGCGAGCTTGAGAAACAGCAAAAAGTTCTTAGCATAAACGCAAAAGTTCAAGCTAATGCAGCGAAGTATAATTTTTCTGGCATTGAGTCTAAATACAACTTACCAGCAGGCACCTTGTCTGCAATCCATATGATTGAGTCACGTGGTAATGCTAGAGCTTACAACAAATCTACTGGCGCAACAGGTGGATTCCAATTCCTTGAAGGTACTGCCAAACAATATGGTGTAAAAGATCGTTATGACTTAGCTCAGTCTGCTGAAGGTGCCGGCAAGTACATGTCTTACCTTTTAAAACTTTTCAAAGGAGATTTAGAAAAAGCTGTACGTGCTTATCACGCTGGTGAAGGCAATGTCCAAAAGGGTAAAGGTATTGGTAAAAATAATAATCAATACTGGAAAGACTTTATGGGCTATGTGGCTGGTGCTAATGGATACAGTGCTGGTGATATCTCTTCCAAAGACTTTGACAAACTTCTTCAAGACACAACGAACTTAGCTAAAGAACAGGCAAAAATACGTCTTCAACTGGAAAACGATGTAGCTGATGAAGTGACCAAGATTAGAAATGATCTTGCTAAGAAGTTGGAAGATGTTGATAAAGCCAACTTTACCCCAGAGCGCAAAGCTGAAATTAAGGCAGAATTACAGCGCCGTGCTGATAATGATGTGGCTATTGCCAAACAAGCAATTAGAAGCAAACTGGAAGACTATAAGGAGTTCCAGAAAACCGAGGAGCAGTTACTTGAGGAGAGCTTTAACCGTAAAAAGTTCAATGCAGCTCATGACATTGAATTAAGTAAGTCTGAGCAGAAGCAAGCTGTTGAATTGCTAGAACAGCAGTATCAGCATGAACTGACTTTAATAAATCTCACCAAAGCAGCACGTCAATCTGCATATGATCAAGCCAATCTAAAAGCTTTACAGGAGCTGAAGCAGCAACGAGATCTTTTAGCTGCGCCATTTGAACAAAGAGCAGGACTTTCTTTACAATTTGGAGAAAGAAATGCCTTTTCTGAAAATGACACAAGTCTTCTAAATAAAAGAGATGAGCTAAAAATACAACTTGAGCAAAAGGTTATTACAACCCAAGAGTACAACAAGCGAATTGAAGATGCGGTTTTACTTCATGAGCAGAACAAGTACAAGATTCAAGAGGAGTATGCGGAAAAATACAGTGATTTGCAGTTTAACCAAAATCAAACTCAGCTAAATATGTATTCTTCCATGATCTCGGCAGCGCAAGGGACATGGGGCACCATGACAACCATTATTAAGGATGCTCAAGGCGAACAGTCAGGTGCTTACAAAGCAATGTACCTTATCCAACAAACTATGGCAGCAGCTCAGGCAATTATTTATGGAAACCTTGCTTCTGCAGCTGCACTTGCGCCACCGCCTATAGGATTGGGGCCTGTGGCGGGTATTCCATTATCTACAATGATGAAAACTACAGGTTATGTAAATGCTGCTTTGATTATGGCTCAAGGTGTTGCAGGGATATCTGGCTTTGCCACTGGTGGATACACAGGCAACATGGGCCGTGGTGATGTGGCTGGGGTAGTTCATGGTCAGGAATATGTTTTAAATGCCGCAGCAACTAAGAGAGTTGGTGTTGATACACTGAATGCCATCAACTCAGGTGGGAGTTTGGAGAGAAAGGAGCCTAAAGTAATCATCAATAATTACAGTTCAGAAAAGGTTGAAACCTCGACAAATTCGGATGGTGATTTAATGGTGACAATTGGTAAGATGTTAGATCAAAAAATTGACGCAGGTGTAGATCGCGGCATTCAGCGCAATCTACGCCAAGGCTATCCGTTAAGTAACGCAATTAAAGGAAGGTAATAATGTCTGAAGATAATCAAGAGAATCCACTTGAAAATGCATTTTCTCAACTATTTAATTTTATTTCCTCTAAAGATGACTCTACTCAATTATTAATTAGTCATTTAGTTAATTACCTTGAAGATAAGGGAATTATCAAAATTGAGGATTATTTAGAATATACAGAGAAAGCTAGAGATAGACTTCTTAGTAAAATAAAGGACAGTTCAGATAACGAAGATACTGAACAGTTAAAGCTCTCAATTCAACAAGCCTTTAATTGGCATATTGAAGATTTTAAGAAATCAGAGAAATAATTTAGGACCTCCTTCGGGAGGTTTTTTTATGGATTCAATTTATGAGCAACCTAAAATTCACTTTCGAATGCGACTTAGACGGAAATAGTAATACTCAGCGCTTTAATACGTTATCAAGCAAATTTGGTGACGGTTATGAACAAAACATTGCCATAGGTATCAATAACCGAGCTGGTGAATGGACTTATCAAAGAACGGCTTATAAAGCGGAAATTATGCAAATCAAAGCATTCTTTGATCGACACAAAGGTGCGGATTCTTTCCTTTGGGATTCACCACTAGACGGTGAAGTTCGAGTTAAAACAAGTCCTGAATATCAACCGCGCCAAATTGGCGGTGATGTTTGGCAAATCTCAACGACATTCACCCAAGTTTTTTACCCTTAATTTAAACCCCTTTAAAGCCCCTTTTTAGGGGCTTTTTTATGCGAGTAAGAAAATGACGATTCAAACAG